TTGACAGGTATGAAGTATCTACGGATTGTACCATCTAGGTTTAGATAGTAGTTACCGTCAGCAGCAACACCTGCATCCATAAGTTCTTGAACATTTGCTGCTGCTGTAGCAGGAGTTCCACCATTATTACCACCTGATGATGCTTTTACAACTTGTAACCATGAACTACCATTCCAAACTTCTACTTGTAATAACTCACTATTAAATCTTATCATCCCTGTACTAGGGGATGAAGGTCTTTGTGCTGTAGTTCCTGTAGGTAACTTAAAATTTGATAGGGGATCTAAATTGCAAGTACCATTAACGATCAATGACTCTCCATCATCGAAATTGATCTCGAAGTTATTCATCGAGGATGCGTGTAGTTCGTTAACGTTTAGAGTACTCATGTCTTACTTGTAAAAGAATAACCAATACATATGGTTTTCGGAGCCAGGATTATTTATCCCCCAATCACCAGACCAGTTAGGTTCTGGGAAGTTTTGGTTTGAATAGTTGTTTCCTGTCTGTCCTACCCATGCATGGTGTTCAACGTTACATCCTGTAGATGAACAACCAAGAGCATTGATCATACTAAAGGTATAGTTTTCACAGTTTGCGGGTGATAGATGCCAAGAATTTACAGGTTGTAGTTCACCTGCACTACTACCTCTATATCTATTGTCTGATGCTGATGCTGATCCTTTTAAGAATACCATTCCTGGGATTATTGTACCACCAATATTACTATGGTTGGATAGGGATATGTGTGAGTTAAACATCGCATGCATGTTTCCACCTCTGTTAGTGAAGCATCCAGTGATGTATCCAACATCAGTAGATGTATCATAAGGTGTACCAGATGTAGCAAACCCTTGCATAATCAATACATCATTTGCTGTCCACCCTCTATAATGGTTTGACTTAAAGTCATTTGCCATTGCATTTCTTGCATTACCAGTAGTTGATGAAGTTGTCCAGTTACCATACCATGTATCTGAACCACCTGTGTAACTGCCATGTGAAGTATTATCTGTAATAGATGCAACCATGACCCAATAACTACCATTCCCATCTTTATATGCATATATTTCTTCTATATTAGTTCCATCAAACTTAATATACCAATATCCAGATCCAGGGTCAGCACTGGATAAGTTTGCTAGTGATGTAAATGGTGCGTTGGATGTACCATTCTCTCCATAATATTGTATCCATGTACTTCCGTTATAAACTTCTACTGCTCCTAATGATGTATTCCATCTTATGTAACCTGTAGTAGGTGATGAAGGTCTTTGTCCAGTCGTTCCTGTAGGCAGACGCATTGCACCAGTCCCATCATGATATACATTACCGTTTATCTGTAACGTATGTCCCGCAGGAATTGATGCTTGATTGAGTGATGCAGGTATACCACCGATACTACCTACAGTAAGTTTGCTCATTTAAACAGGTTATAGTATTTCTATTTATTGCCCTGGGGTTGGATACTCTTCTACCCATGCAGTAACAATATACTTATCATTATTTAGGGGAGGATTACCTCTGTGTGTCCATGACCAATCACATGGAAATATTACGAACTTACCTGCCTTCGGGGTGATTCTGCAATGTTGATATAAAAATTCTGTTTCACCACCTTCAAAATTATCGTTAAGATAGATCATAGTTGCTAACTTACGATATGGTGCTGCAGGTGTTGATTCATAATGCCATGCGTGATAACCCTGTCCTGGCTCTGTCTTTTGGAGTTTTGCCATCGTATGTTGAAACCTACGACCAACCAGAATATCATACTTTAGTACATAGTCTCTCAATGCTTGTTCAGTAAGATAGTTCCAACGTTGGAAGACTGATCGAGATAGATTGTCATGAAAATACTCTACAGGCAACTCATGCATAAAGACTTGAGAATCAGCAGCACCTTTCTCTGCGTGTCTCTTGATTGTCAAACCATTATCTGCAATGTAATGATAATAATCAATTATATCTTGACAGTTTAATGTTGTTTCAAACTCACTGATAAAGTTATCATGATGAGTTGATTTAGTGATTACTGGTTCGCCCCCATATTGAGAAGCGAAAGGACTCATTACCATTTATTGATCGGGCAGTGGAATATTGGAAAGCGTGCCTTCACTGCAAGTACACAGTTACATTTAGTACAGATCCCAATAGGTGATTTGTACTCACACTCATTACATATTTTAATCCTATTTTGGTATAATGTCAAGTCAGGTACATCACCATCCTCAACAATTAGTTTAGCCTGCCCAGACACCGTTATTAAATACTTCTAATCTTTGTGTTGCTGTATTCCATCTTAGTTGCCCTGTCTCATATCCTCTGTTAGGTGCTTGCACTATTTGTTGATTATTGAACTGATCTGTAGTTCCATATGGTAGTGGTAAAGCACTTTGATTTGTAACTCTTAACTCTGCTCCACCTTTAAATGCTAAATCACTATCTTCATCTACTGTGACTGTAAAGTTAGGTGTAAGACCTTGTATAGTTTGTACTCGTACCTTCATCTAACACTCCAAGCAGCACCTGACTCCACTGTGACGGTGAAACCAGAATTTATAGTTATAGGACCTGCACTCATTCCGTTGGTGAACTCAGCACCATTGTTAGCACTTGGTCCAACTGTGATGTTCTCTGCGATTACACTATTATTTGTTCTTATAATACTATCAGTTCCCAATGCAGGTCCACCACCTGCGACTGGTGTCCAACCTGCACTACCTGTACCATCATCTGCTTTATAGATCTCTGCTTGGTCTATGGTAGAGTTAAAACGTAGCGTACCGATTGATACACCTGTTGGTCTCTGTGCAGTTGTACCTGCAGGTAATCTTAACACCGAGTTGGTATTTAAGAAAGTTAAGGTTGTTATGATTGCTTGTGTGCTAGTGGCAATCTGATTACCACTTACTCTTGAAATTGCCATGTTAGATAGGTAGTTCTAGGATGTGAACAGTATCAGATGCTAAAGGTGCATCTCCTGAGGAGAATACAACGTTTGCTCCGTTAGAGTCAACTGTGTAATTAGTTCCTGCTATTTGTGCTACACCATTGAGGAATACTAGCAGTGAATCATCAGAATGTTTGATGCCTCCACTATATGTAGTAACAGCAAAGGTTAAAGTAGTACCGTCTCCTGTGTATGTTTTAGTGATATACTTATCAGCACCAACACCACCTCTACCAGTAACAACTAAGTCACCATCGACTTTAGCATTACCTAATAGTCCAACTCTAAATCCAGATACAGCAGCAGTACCAATACCAATATGTTGGTTGCCAGTGAAAGTGTCAATATTGATCTGACCAGTATCTGTGAGACCAAACTCTTTCCACACTGCACCGTAGTATATCCAACCAAGAGATTTCCCAGGCGACCAGTTAATATTATAAACAAGGTCACCATCAGCAGGTGTGGAGTAGTTGGTGATATTACTGAAATCTGGTTGTCCACTTGCATCAGCAGGTGCGAGTAGAGTTTGTTTGATAACTGTACCATCTTGGTTATAGTAAGAGATCTTTCTTGCCTGTATGTTATTCGTAGAAGTTATTTGTCCTTGGAATGTAACAGGACCTGCAAAGATAGATTCTAACTGGTTGGATGCACCACCAAGTACGGTTAGTTTGTCGGTAAGAACCAATTCTGAGAATGTCTGAATCGTAGTGTTCTCTTCACCAACAACGTTTAGTTGTGCAATATCTTCGTTAGTGATCTGACCTGTAACAGGGTTGATAACTTGGTTACCAATGAATAGGTCACCATTAGAGTTAAGTCCAGAGTAGAAAGAGACTCCTCCTTCTTCTTTAATAGACTGTGAGAATCGGATCTGGTTTTGTGATAGAGTCTCTACTTGGGTTTGCGGGAACGCTGTACTATAGTTTCCAGGTCCGAAACCAAGGTATTCAAATGTGTGATTACCTGATCTGAGGATGGAGTGACGTCTAAACTCGACGTTAATCGGTGCGACTGTTCCATCATTATTTTCTCGAATCTTAATTTTTCGTGTTTCCTCATCACCTGCTCGTGCAGTGAGTTGCACATTCGAGAGAAGTGCGTTTCCTGAGTCATAGTTTGGTGTAGTACCAGGCTGTGTCCAACCTGTGTCGGTTAATAGGAAGACAGTTGCTTCCTTAGTAATAGATCTCTTAGGATCTAATGCAGGTGTTGGTGTAGCACCATCAGTTGCATTGACGAGACCTATAGTAACATTATCAGCAACAGATACTGAAGCAGTAGGATCAGCAACTGGGTTATCTCTATCAAATGTAGGATAAACTTCGTTAACGTTCTGTGAGAACTT